TGACCTTGCAGCGTATGGCCCTTGACCTTACAGGCACCACGCAAGAACAGATCGATGCGGTTCGCGAGAGTGGTGCGCCGTGGGAGCAGAACGCCGTGCTTATTCCGACCACTGTCAAGGACGGCAAGATTAAGGGCTACATCAACTACAGCTACACGAATCCGTACGACTATCTAGCGCGGCCCGTGTCTGCTGTTCTGAACAACGTATCTCGTGGCGTGGACATGGGTAAGGACGCGGACACGATTGCGCTGGAAACCACGCTTGATGCTATATCCGAGTTGGTGCTGCCTTTCGCAGATGAATCCATCATCACCGAAAAGCTACAAGACGTTGTATCGAGGCAGGGCCGCACAAGGACAGGTGCCCGTGTATACCGGGATGTGGATACTGTGGGAGACAAGGTATACAAGAGCTTCTTCCACATCACCAACGCCTTTGTACCCGGCGCCGTCAAGCTGTTCGCAGAGCCGAAAGGACAGGTCAAGGGAACGCAGGAAGCCGGGATCGAGATGGGCCGTCTTGCTCGGGCGTTCAACATCGACGATCAGGTTGATGCCGCAGGCAACCAGCGTAGGCTGGCGCAGGAAATCTTCCGTGCGTTTACGGGCCTGACAGAGCAGGAGGTCAAGCCGGACAATATTCTTATGTATCGCGGCTTTGAGTACAACCGTGAGATCCAGAACTCGTCTCAGATCTTCAACACCTCTGTGTCTGTACGCAATCAGCTAGACCCACAGAACGCTCTCGACAGTTACCGCGATGCAAATGAAGCACGTTACCGAGTGATGAACAGCATGTATCGAACCATCGAGAACATGCGCGACCTTGGGCTTTCTGACAGAGAGATCAGAAAAACCCTAAAAAAGAACAAGATCGGAAACTCCGCAGACCTGATGCGCGGACGGTTCGTGCCGTTTCGTCCTAGCCGCGAAGTGCAGGATCGAGTTCGAGGTTTCGGCAATCGTTTGCCGATGTCACAGATACGGGCGATTGAAAGAGAGTTCCGAGGTCGGCGACTCGGGGAGCCAGTAGAGCAGCCCCAGGATCGCGAAACTCGGACCTTGGATCTTCCGTCCATACCGAATACGGGGGTCTTATCTCCCGCCGCCGCTATTCCTCCGTTAGCAGCGGTGACCCCCGTACCCACTCCACAGACTGGTGGACTTCTGTCTGGTATAAATCTCACGCAGCAACAACAACAGCGTATCGCGTTGGCCGGCAACAACCCTGCCACGCAGCAACTTGCACAGAGGCAACCGTGATGATCCGTTGGCTGCGTAATCTGTTTCGCCCCGTACGCGCCGCTGACCTGAGTCAGCATCGGCTGCACACCACCCGGTACGAAGACCTTTGTATGTAAGGAGGATCCCATGAACCTTGAACAGCTACAGATCGAACTAGCCGCCGACGAAGGATGCAAGCTAGAAATCTATTTGGACCATCTCGGCTACCCAACCGTGGGAATCGGGCACCTAATCACCGAAGATGACGAGCTTTACGGCTTCGAAGTAGGCTCAGAGGTCTCTCAGGAGCACGTCGATGACCTATTCCACGACGATGTGCAACGAACTCTACGAGATTGCGAATTTTTGTACAGTGATTTCAATGACTTGCCAGAAGAGGCACAATTAATCATTGCCAACATGTGCTTCCAGTTGGGCCGTCCGCGCCTCTCCGGCTTCAAAAAAATGAAGGCGGCGGTCGATTCTAGGGACTGGCGCGAGGCAAGTCGCCAGATGCTGGACTCGAAGTGGGCTAAACAGACCCCGAATCGGGCATCTCGTCTGTCTCGTCGGATGGCGGCGTTGGGTGATACATAAGATAGAATATACCGCAGTCCTTGCAGTGTAGATTCGAGACGATGAAATACTCTTCATCGTCCTCGACATCATGATCTCCACCCCAGATCACATCACCGCCGCAGCCAAAGCACTTAATGTTCATCCCACCTCTCCCCAGTTGTCGCCAAGCTCGGTGTCTACATCGAAAGGAACTTTCAGCCCCTTCACACAGGTTGACATTATTTCACTGATCCGTGCTGCCTGTTCATCAGAGTTCACGTTAAAACACAATTCGTCGTGCACTGTGAGGATTGGCGTGAATCCTTCTGAATAGCACACAGCCATCGCCTTCTTGGTCTGGTCGGCACTCGAACCTTGGATCAGCTTGTTCAGCGCCTTGTATGTGAACGCCGGCCTGATTGCCCCACGACCGCCATACTCCTTGGCAGCTTCTTCCAGTGGCAGAGGCTTGTGGTAGCCGAACATCTTTGGCTCCCACAGGTTGAACCGGCACTTGCGTCCCAGAGCGGTGCGGATGAATCCGTTCTTTTCTGCCTGACGCATGGCAAGATCTGCCATGCCCTTCACGAACGGCACCTTGTCGTGATACTTGTTCAGTAGTTCGGTTGCCTCATCCACCTCAATGTCCATGACACCGGCCAGCTTCTTCTTGCCCATGCCGTACATGATCCCGAGGTTCACGGTCTTGGCTTCTTTGCGGCTGATCCCAGCAAGGTCCGCCACCTTCTGGTGGAAGTCGGCATTACCTTCTTGATACTCCGCAACAACCTCGGCGATCATCGGATGCGGATCCTTCAGGGACGCGCAGTAGTGGGCCAACCACCTCGGCTCTTGCGAGGCGTAGTCGAAAGATCCCCATTTGTGCCCCTCTTCTGGTATAAAGAGACCACGGATCATCTTCTTTATTTCTGGGTCGCGGGCCGGGATCTGCTGGAGATTCGGGTTGGACGAAGAAAATCGTCCGGTAACTGTGCCCCCTTCATCTGAACGAAGAGGGTGAAAATCACAATGGATACGACCGTTATGCGAATGCTCAAGAATGGTTTCAATAAATGTCGTGTTAGCCTTGTTAAACTCGCGAAGGCGTACGATCTTCTGCGCGACAGGATGCTCGTGATTCGCAAGAAATGCTTTTGTAAAGGCGGGAGCATTAGACTTTTCTGTCCTTTCGTACGTCAGCCCAAGCGAGTCGAACGCCTTTGCTATCGATGTGGCAACCCACGGCTCTACAAGGACGCCAGTCTCTGCCTTTATCTCTTTAAGTAGCACGCTCTCGCGAGACTTCAGTTCCTTTCTAACCTGCTCGGCGCGGTCAGTATCAACACGAACGCCAACCTCTTTCATGTCCAGCAGCAGCGGTGTCAGCGACGACTCCAGTTCAAAGATGCCAGTGCACTCGTCTTCACGCAATTCCTGTTCCAGGCGGTCCCACAGGCGCAAAGTAACCGCAGCATCCTGCTCGGCATACGGACCTACAAACTGGCTGGGCAGTTGCCACATGCCGGACTTCGGGTCCACCCCAAAGTATTCGGCTGCTCGACGGAGCATCTTCTCGTTCTTCCACTCGCCGAGATACTCGCCAGCAAGGCTGTTCAGGTTGTAGTACCGGCGATTCTCGTCAAGGAGCGGAGCCGCTACCATCGTGTCGATCACCCGGCCTTGCACCTCGATGCCGGCCCAGCGTAGCCAGCCCAGATCGTACAGCGCGTTGTGCATAACCTTGTCAATGTTAGGCGTGGCTAACTGTTTTTGCAGCCAGTTGACCACCTTCTTCTCTGAGATATTCCCACCGCCTTCATGACGCACCGGATAATACCCCACAAAATCCCCAGCCGCGACAGCGTAGCCAATGACGTAGCCGTCGTTGCGGCACCATCCGGGTCCGAGCCTTGTTAGGTTCGGGTCTCTGGTTTCGAGATCGATGGCGATGCGGTCGAACTTGGTCAGATCAGGGAAGATGGATGGCGGTGACCACGGCTGTTCCACCCCAGCCGCTGCCACCTTCTTCATCTCCTCCACATCAAGAACGTCCCCCTTCTTTTGGACAGGGAAGTTGTCCCGGAAGTCAGGGTGCTTTGTCAGGCTATGCTGATGTGCTTTGGTCATCGTTCGAAATCTCTCCCCCGAGCGCAGCATATCCGATTATGTCTACCCACGAGTCGTCCTTGTGCATGTCCTCGGCAAGGCGGGCCAGCTTCAGGCCGATCATCATAGCCGTCACTTCTGTCGGCGTGATTTTGTCCAGCAGCTTCGCACGAAGCAGCACGTTCCAGATCGTGGCGATCCGCTCGTGGTTCAGCAGTGCCGGACCGTAGTCCTCGGCCCTCGGACCGTTGATTAGTTCTTCTGCCTCACGCATGAAGTGTTCTCTGTTCTTGCTCATGCGGCGTCCACCTCCTGCGGAGAAACATATCGTGTTCGGAAGAATCCGTCGTGTTCCGGGTGGTCATGGTGGAACAGCCGGGCATAATACGCTCGGTGGTTGTTGTTCAGTTTGAAACTACTTCCTCGTGTTTCAATGTCCGTATGCCATCTAATTCTTTCAAAGATTGCGTTGACCGAATAGTTTTCAAACCCCGCGTCGATAACCTGAAAGGTGAACTGCTTGAACAGTTCGTAGACATGTGGGTTTTGTGTGTGAAACTCCCACCAGATGTTTTTAAGAGTCGCGTTCATATTGCATACCTCACTTTTCCAGATTCGACGACGTGCAGATTCTGCCGGGCGCGAGTGGCGCCGACATAAAAGACCCTCGCCTCGTCGTCAGGATCATTCTTCTCGCAGGTCTTTGTAGTTTCGGTCAGGAGGATGACGTTATCCGCCTCGCCACCTTTTGCTTTGTGAATCGTCGAGAGACGGATCCTCGGCTTCGCATCCCCCAGAATCCTCTCGCCGCTCCTCCGGATAGAGGCTATGTACAGTGCCTCCTTCTCCGATGCCCGCAGCACCTTGGTCCAGTGCATCTCGCGCGATACGAGCATGTTGCAGTTCTCGATAAGTTCGTCGAGAGAGTAGGCGATCTCTGGGTCTAAATTGTTGAAGCGTTTTTTCCCCTGGCGGTTGATAACTTCCTTCCTCAAGTACGAGCCAAAAGTCTTCATTTCCATTGGGGTAAATTTTTCGCCTCTGCATAGTCGGATCCATACCTCCAGTGCGTTCAGAGTTTTCGGGGAGATGGACCAACCCGAACCCTCACGCCAAAACAGGTAACCCATGTCTTTGAGGTCGGAGGCGACTTTGTTAACGATGTGATTCGTACGGCCAAGGATAAGCCACTCGCCAGTTCGTAGGTCCACGTTCATGATATCATGATGGAACCTGACGGAGCCAGCGTGATCGTTTGGAGTCCAGCTTTTATCTTGACGCACTGCCACACGGCGAATGATGTCCTGCGCCACTTTGTAAACAGGTCCGGGTAAACGATACGATTTGTCCAGAACTGTGACGTTCTCAGATGAATTCATAAAGTCCTTCACGTCCACACCCATCCACGAATAGATGCACTGGTCATCGTCGCCCGCGTAATAGATGACCTTGGACCGTGGAACTAGAACCTCTCGAATCATACGCCACTGCAACGGCGTCAGGTCTTGCGCCTCGTCCACAATCAGCAGGTCGAGGTTCGGCCCTTCGCCACCGAGGATGAACTGCTCGATCATATCGACGAAGTCCACCTTATCGTGCACGTCCTTGTATCGTGCCAGTGCGTTCTCAACCAGCCGCAGTTGCTGCCGGCTCATGCTCCAGTGGGCAGACATGTCGAACTCACGCTCGGCAGAAATCTCTGCTGCCCGCGCCTTGCTGATGATGTTGATGTACGCATCGCCACCGACACCGGTAGCAAACATCGGCCCATCCTCCATCTTCAGCGCAGCGTGTGCCCGGAACTCGAGTCCGAGCGCCTTGCCAAGATCGTTGTAGTCAGCGCCGCGCATGACATCCTGCTGCTTCAACCCGAGGAACGCGAACGCCATCGAGTGCAGAGTCCGGAACCAGACAAGCTGCTTCTTATCGTAACCGAACTTCTCTTGTGCACGGGACAGTGCCTCGTCTGCTGCCTTGCGGCTGAACGAAACAAACGCAATGCGCGTCGGATCCATGCCGCCTTTCAGCGCCTCGTCCACGATGTTGAGGAGGGTAGTTGTCTTGCCTGTGCCCGGTGGGCCAAAGATTGCCTTTTCCATCAGAACGGAATGTCCTCCCCTTGTATGTCGATGTCCGGAGCTTCGACCTCGGAACTGAAGGCCGGGATATGCCAGACGCGGATGTTCTTCCACTGACCATCAGATCCCTTGAACTTTTTTTGTCCATTGGCGTTCCCGTCTGGATTCATCTCCTTCAGGCGCTCCTGAATCTGACCACGGCTGTAGGTGTCGAAGCGGTTGTTCCGCAGGTACTTGATCAGGGACTCGATACGGAAGTAGGTCAGTCCTTCATCGGTCCACGGCTTGCCCAGTGCTAGTTCCTCGGGACTCGCAGCCTGAACCCTGCCGGTGCAGAACTCTTCGAGGAAGTCCATGAACTGACCCTTGTATGTCAGTTCCTCCGGCACCTCGATCTCGCTCATATCAGACATCAGCACCGTGACCATAGCCTGCCAGTCACCCAGCTTCATCAGCGGAGGCATGATGTGTATCTGTTCCATGCATGCCTTCTGAAACTTCTGCGGTGTCTGTAGCTCCTCGGTCAGCAACTCCACACGCTTGCCGTCAACGTCACAGAACCAGACAGGCGGCTCCGACTTGACCACGCACAGGCCCGTGATGTCGGCGGCGGCGCTGCCGTTGCCGATTCCGAACTGCTTCATCTTGCACAGGGTCTTGTTGCAGCGGGACTTGAACGGCTCCTGCTGGCACAGGTAGCCATACTCTTTCTTCTCGTGCTGCTGCTGGATGATGACGATCTCAGACGCAGGCAGTGGAGGTTGCACGTGCGCGATGTTGATCTCTTCGAGTCGGGACTTCCAGTTCTCCGGCTGCTCCTTCTTACAGGCGATAGCCGTGCCGAACATCACGATGTTCCGTGTGCCCTCTGGTACGCCGTCCGAGAACAGACTCTGCATACACGGTGGGTATTCCATGAACTCGTCGAGGCTACGCCCGAGGGACAGTGTAACGAAAGCGTCTGGAGTACACCGTCGAGCTTCGACAAGCTCTAGGAACTCCTCGATCTCTGCTTCGTCGCCATCTTCTTTAACTGCGTAGCGGAGCGTTTGTTCCGAATCAAAGTACGGAAGGTTGATAAAGTTACCAACATCACCACGCTCGACCAGAAGCTGCTCCTGCTTTGGGAACACTTCGCAACCACCGTAGCCAAGAAAGGCACTGATCTCACCCGCCTTGTCACGGAACTCTCCGGCCCCAATCTCCTCTGTGAAAAAGAAGAAGATATGTGCGCCACCTGATTTCGAACGGCAGACCACAGCCGGGATGTCATTGTCTCGTAGCCTCTTGTCTATTGCCGCAAGGTCGAGCGGATACTGATCTATGTCGAGTGCGCCGAAGGAGCACTTGTTGTTTTCCTTGATTGGGATCGAGCCAACACCCTTGGCGCCGGCAAGATGCCCTTCGATAAGTTCGAGCGTGAGCGGCTGACGCACGATAAAGGACTTGGCCTTCTGCTTACCGGCTCGACGTTCTTCTGATATTTGTGTCTGTCCATGTGCTGCGCTGAATCCTTCAAACGCAGCCATGAACCGTTGTGCTAGGTTCATACCTGCCCCCATAAAAAAGGCAGGGGGTGATCAACAGACTCACCAACTGGAAATGAAGGAAAACCAGCCCGCCGGATCTGTTGATCTTACCGCAGCCCCCTGTACTGCGTCACAAACTACCCGGCGGAATTAGAATGGGATGTCGTCATCAGTGTTGCTGGATGCAGCGTTCGACTGCTTGCTCATCTCGTCCTGTGTTCCGGCCTGTGTCTGTACTTCACCGGAACGGAACGACTGGAAGAATGCCTTCGCAGCGTGAAACGCGGAACTCGGGACTTCGGTCGGCTCGACGCGCGAGACAGCGTAGTTGTACCACGTGCCCTTGTCGTTGCTCTCCGAGATCACGGTCAGCTTCCAGGCGGTGCCCCACATCGGTGGGTTGAACAGTCCGTTCGGACCATCGTACTGCACCATACGCATCTGCGTGTTCCAGCGACGAGACACCTTCAACTGTGTCTTCTTCATGTCGCAGATTGCCTGCTGGGTTTGGCCGGTCTTGGTATCGACGATCAGCACGAGGTGCTGTGCCGAACGAACAAGCTCGTTACCCGACGGCAGAATCTCTGCCGTGCCGTTGCGGGTGGTGTTCTTGATGTCCGGCGAGTTGGGATCCAACTCACCGAAGAACCCGCCGCCAGCCTCACGCAGGCCGAACTCGAGAAGTTTGACGGTATACCCACACGGGATAACCACAACGCCGTCCTCGCCGTCCCAGACCTGCTGGGTAACGGTGTTGAACAGGTCACCTGCGGATGCGCCCTTGATGAACTTGGCGTCACCCTTCTGCACCTCTGGCGACAGAGGCTGAAGAATCCGCAAGAACGGAATCTGCATATCCTCGGTGCCGATTGAATCCATGCCCTCACCAGCGAACTCTGCCATATCGGCAAAGATTTCGGCGGGGGCGGTTTGTTTCTTATCTGCTACTGCTGTACCAGCCATTTTTAGCTCCTCGAAATCTTGGCTTCTGTGCCAACGAAAACCCCAAATGTGTCGAAGTCCAAATCCTTGCCGGCTTCGATTCTGTTCTTAACCCACGCCTTCAGGGTGGACGGATGGACGTGGGTCTTTTGTGACGGATCAAGACCGTACTGTTGCCGGAGGTCTTCGACCACCGAGCCAGCCATGTTGTCTTGTCCTGCTGAGAACGAGATCGTCACATCATTCTTGATGATGTCACCCTCGCCAATGGAACGCAGATAACCGAACGCTTCCTCGCGCTTGTCCTCTGCGATTCGCGCGTGAACGAACTGCCGCAGCGTAACCTTGTTACCGTCCACGGTGACACTGTCCATGCCCATCTCTTCCATGAGCATCGGAATGTCTTCTTCGTTGATCTTGCGCTTTTTGAATTTCAGATCTTTCAGAAACTGTTCTGCATCTGCGATCTGCTTGTCGATGTCGATTGATCGACGGATGAGATTGGAGAGGTCACTTGCCCCCTCCTTCTGCACATTGTCAAACTTGTCGGCGTTGACTGCCTCTTCTTCGAATAGCGAGAACACATCGCTCATCACTCTCTCCTTCTAGTACAAAGTTTAACCCCTTCGGGTGGTGGTGCAGCCCTTGCCCACGGAGGCAAGCGCGGGCTGCGGCCAGTGTGATACACCGGCAAACTTTTCAGGTCAAGCAGCTTTCTTTTGCTCGTGCATCTTGACCATGTGCGCGATCTGACGACTCACACTCCTGTCACTTTCCTCGGCTAGTTTCTGTAGCTTCTTGTAGATGTCAATCGACACAGCAACTGATTTGTACTTCGTCTTATCCACGCTCTTCTCCTTGATTTCATTCGTGAACTGATAGAAACTTACCCCACGTTGTTCGGGGGAGTCAAGTATTCAATGGGAGTTGATCACAGAATCCGGGATGGATCCCAAGCTGAACTGATCGCTGCGGCTTGGCTCGTGGCACAGGGGTGCTACGTCTACCAGCCGGTGATGGCGCAGGGTCCGATTGACCTTATCGCTCTTGCGCCCGACGGCCAGATGCACCTGTTCGATGTCAAGAAAGCCAGCAAGCGAGAGAACGGATCCTACATCTCGCGCAAGCTGAAAAAGAAACAGCGGGAGATGGGCATACGTCTTCTGTATGTGGACCTCGAAACTGGGTCTTGCGCCTTGTACCCGCATCAACTCTACGCCTCCATGACAGTGCAACACCAAGCGATCATCGGCAAAGCCTCTAATCGTCGGTTCGGCGGGGGGATAATTCCAACCATTGCCGGACTTCTTCACCCAAAGCAGCAGCCGACAACTCGATCTTTTTCTGCAACGTCTTCACAATGTGAACATCAATCGTCTGCGGAACCATCAGGTCCACATACAGAACCGGATGATGCTGACCAATCCGATGCGCTCGATCCTCCGACTGCACCCGGCTCTCCAGATTGAAGTCGTTGGAGTAATAGATCACGTTGGTTGCCGCGTGTAACGTCAGGCCCATGCCTGCGGTCTGCGGGTTGCCGACGAAGAATCTAAC